TGCGGCCAACCGATGCGCCCGGGTCAGGAGCTGCACCTTGACCACTCGCCCGACGGCCTGGGCTACCGGGGCATGGTCCACGCCTTTTGCAACATGAGCGAAGGTGGCCGGCGCGGCGCGGCGACGATCCACGCGGCGCGCGGTGGGGTGTTCCCGCGGCGGGCGCCATGAGCGCCGAGGCCGAGCGCTGGTGGCGCCGGCGGAACGACACCGCCTGGCCGAGGGCGGACCGGATGAAGGAGGCCGGCGACGCCTTGGCCGTTGCCCTGGAGGCCCGCGACCGGCGCATCGCGGAGCTTGAGGCGGGGCTGCGGCGGATAGTCAACGGCGTCGCCGAGCAGCACGCGAACGACGACCCGCGCCATGAGGGCGCGCTGCGCGAAATCAAGCGGCTCGCCCGGGGGGTGGTGAGGGGTGAGTCCTCCCGAGACGCAGACCACACCTAGAATCCGTCCGATCGCCCGCGCTAGGGTGGCGGGCGATGAGGGAGTGGACGGCGATGCTGCGCCGCTCGGCAGGGCTCGCGGAGCAGCGTTCCATTTCGATCGGTGACCCGGCGCTCGCCGAGTACCTTGGTGTCGGCGCGCGCAGTGTCGCCGGCCAGTCGGTCACGGAGTCGAGCGCGCTCGGCCTGACCGCGTTCTACCGCTGCGTCTCGCTGATCGCCGGCACCCTGGCCGCGCTCCCGTGGAAGACCTATCGCGTGCTCGGGGACGATAGCCGCGAACGGGTCAAGTCTTGGTTGGATGACCCGGGGGCGGTCGTCGGCCTGACGCCGTATGCCTGGCGCGAGCTGCTCTATGTCCACCTGGCGATGTGGGGCAACTTCTTCGGCCTGCACCATTACAACGAGGCCGGCGCGCTGATCGGGATGCAGCCGCTTCACCCGCGCGCGGTGTCGATTGAGGTCGACCGCGAGGACGGCACGCGCTCGTTTCGGGTGACCCTGTTCGACGGCACCGCGGCGCATCTGAGCGCGCTCGACCTGACCCATATCGCCGCCATGTCGACCGACGGGGTGCGCGGCCTCTCGCCGCTTTCGATCGCGCGCAACGCGATCGGGGCCGGCCTGGCCGCCGACGAGCACGCGGCGCGCCAGTACGAAAACGGCGCCGTGATCGCCGGCCTCGTGACCACCGAAGAGGACGTTTCCGAGGACGAGGCGCGCCAGATCAGCTCGAGCCTTAACGAGAAGCTCACCGGCGCGCGCAACGCCGGCCGGATCGCGATGGTGAACCGGGCCCTCAAGTTCTCGCCCTGGACGATGGCCGCCGAGGACGCGCAATTCATCGAGAGTCGGGCCTTCCAAGTCGAGGAAATCGCCCGCTTTTACGGGGTGCCGAAGGTGCTGCTGGCCGAGGACGGCGCCTCGACCTGGGGATCGGGCATCGCCGAATTGGTGCGCGGCCTCGAGAAGTTCACCTTTCGGCCCTGGGCGGCGCGGGTCGAGGCGGCGTTGTCGGCCACGCTCGGCGCCAAGCGGTTCCTCGAAATGGATTTCGCCGGCCTGCTCGCGCCCTCCGAGGCCGAGGTGACCACCAACATGCTCGCCGAGATTGCGGCGGGCACCCTGACCGTCGACGAGGCGCGCCGGCTGCGCAATCGCCCGCCGCTCGTCCCGGCGCCCGCTCCCGTGGAGGTCTAGTTGCGCCCGACTGACCGTCTCGCGGTTGAGCTGCGCGCCTCGCTCGACGGCAACACCCTCGTCGGCCACGCCGCGGTCTTCGGCCAGGTGGCGAAGGTCGGCGGGCACTATGAGCAGATCGCGCCGAGCGCTTTTGACGGGGTGCTCGAGCGCGCCGATCCGCGGTTCCTGCTCAACCACGACCCGACCCTGCTGCTCGGCCGGCGCTCGAGCGGGACCCTTCGCCTCGAGGCCGACGAGCACGGTTTGGCCTTCGCGGTCGACCTTCCCGACACCGCGGCCGGCCGGGACGTGCGCGAGCTGACGCGCCGGGGCGACCTTGACGGCGGATCGTTCGCCTTCGTGCCGGGCGCCGACACCTGGACCCGGGCGCCCGACGGCCTGCAGCTGCGGACCCACACCGACCTGGCCGACCTGCTCGACCTGTCGGTGGTCACGTACCCGGCCTATGCGGGCGCCGCGGTGGCGCTGCGGGCCCTGACCTTCACCGCGCGGCCCTCCGGGCGATCGCGCCTCATCCGGGCCCGACACGCGGCCCTGACCCCTGGGGGGAACGTATGAGTGTCGAGGAAATCGTCGCCGCCCTGCAGGCGATCATCGACGGCGCGGCCGACGGGCGCGACCTGACCGACGAGGAGGCCGAGCGGTACGCGGCGCTCGAGGTGCAGCTTGCGAGCGCGCGGCGCTCGCTCGAGCTGCGCCAGCGTCAGGCGGCCTACACCACCCCGACCGGCCGGGCGCTCGTGCTCGCCGGCGGCGACGGGCCCGACCCGCGCGCCGACGTGCTCGCGCGCGCGTTCGACGCCTACGTGCGCACCGGCACCGTGAGCGCCGAGCTCGCCGAGCAGCGCGCCCAGTATGAAGGCTCGCCGACCGCCGGCGGCTACCTCGTGCCCGACGGCTTTCGGGACAAGCTCACCGAGAAGATCGTCGAATTCGGCGGCTTCGCGGCCGAGGCCGAGACGCTCAACACCTCGAGCGGCAACCCGCTGGTCTGACCGACGATCGACGACTCGGCCAACCTCGGCGAGATCGTCGCCGAGAACGACACCTTTGCCGCCGGCGCGGACCTGGTGTTCGGGCAGGAGACGCTCGGCGCCTACAAGTACATGGCCGGCGGCGGCGGGAACCTGCCGCTCAAGGTGAGTTTCGAGCTGCTCCAGGACTCGGCGTTCGACATGGAGGGCCTCCTGACGCGCCTGCTCGGCGCGCGGATCGGGCGCCTCCAGGCGATCCACTGGATTCGCGGCGACGGCACCGGCGAGCCCGCGGGCATCCTGACGCCGAAGACCGCCTACGGGGCGATCGCCTCGAACGCCGCCGGGCCGACCTACGCGAACCTCCTCGCGACGATCCCCGCGCTCGACCCGGGCTACCGCGGCAACGCGAAGTGGCTGATGAATGACGCGACGCTGGCGATCCTTCGCGGGATGGTCGACGGCGACGCGCGCCCGCTGTGGGCGCCGGCGGGCGAGGGCCTGGCGGGCGCGCTGCCCGGCGGGACCCTGCTGGGCTACCCGGTGATCATCGACCAGGCGGTTCCCTCGATCGGCGACAACACCAAGTTCCTGGCCTTCGGCGACTTCCGCGCCGCCTACGTGATCCGCCGGGTGCAGGACGTGACCCTGGTGGCGCTGCGGGAACGCTATGCGGAATTCGGCCAGGTGGGCTTCTTCGCCTGGGCCCGGGCCGACGGGGCGGTGCAGGATCACAACGCCTACGTGGTCCTCGGCGCCGAGAACACCGCCTAGCCCGAGGTGCCCTGGCGGCCCGACTACGCGACCCTCGCCGAGCTGAAGCACTTCATCGGCCCGGGGATCACCGGCACCGCCGAGGACGCCGAGCTGACGCTCGCGCTCTCGGCGGCCAGCCGGGCGATCGACCACGCGACGGGGCGCCAATTCGGCGTCCTGTCGGCGGTGGCGATCCGCTACTACGCGCCGTCCGACGGCTTCACGGCGGCGGGGCGGTCGGTCGTGCTGATCGACGACCTGATGAGCGTTGCCGGCCTGGCGATCCGGGTGGACGGCGCCGGCGACGGGAGCTATTCCACCACCCTCACCGGCACCGATTACCAGCTGTACCCCTGGAACGCCGCCGCCGACGGGCGCCCTTGGACCGCGCTGATCGGCGCGGGTGAGGGCGGCACCTGGCCGCGCCGGGAGCGGGCGCTCGAGGTCACCGCGAAATGGGGCTGGACGGCGGTTCCGGCCGAGGTGAAACAAGCCTGTCTGCTCCAGGCATCGCGCCTTTTGATGCGAAAGAACTCGCCCTTTGGCGTCGCCGGGTCGCCGGAAATGGGCTCGGAGCTGCGCCTACTCTCCAAGCTCGACCCCGACGTGGCGGTGCTCGTGTCCGGGGTGCGCCGCTACTGGGGCGCGGCGTGAACGCCGGCGCGATCGTCGACGGCCTGGGCGCGGCGCTCGCGCCGATCGCGGGCCTTCGGGCCTATGGCTACCTGGCCGAGAACGTCGTCGCGCCGGCGGCGGTGGCGCTGCTCGAGTCGATCGCATACGACGCCGCGATGGCGCGCGGCCTGGATCGGGGCGCCTTCAAGGTCCACCTGCTCGTGGGCCGGGCGAGCGCCGCCGGCGCCGCCGAGGCGCTCGACCCGTACCTGGACACCACCGGCGCGGCGTCGGTGAAGGCGGCGCTCGAGGCCGACCCGACGCTCGGCGGCGCGTGCGCGTC